ACTTGACTGCTTATCATTATCTGACCTCGTACCTACGGTCATGGACATTCACCATAATTGGATACGTGAAGGACAATACATTCAACCTAATGATGCGTTTGTACAACGGGTTATTGATAGTTGGCGTGGCGTTCGCCCTACTATGCATTACAGTGTTAGCCGCGAAGATATACTCGGAGAACATTCCACAACACGATTACCCGATCATGGTGCGTTGATTAATGAAGGACATAGCAAACAAAAACTTCGGGCGCATAGTGACTATTATTGGAATGATGCAGTGAATGACTGGGCATTGACATTTGTTGATAACTTTGATATAATGTGCGAATCAAAGGCAAAGAATCTTGCTAGCTTTAAATTATTTGAAAGATATAAAAATGGGAATATTTGATAAACTATTTGGTAAAAAGCCAGACCCAATAGTAGAGGCACCAAAGCCAGTTAGGGAAAAGAAACCACGCAAACCTAAAGAAAAGAAGGAACCTGCTACTATTTCAGACAAACAGAAGGCAGAAGAACTGGGTATACCTTATGTTAATATACTGAAAATGGAAATTGACCCATATGATATTAATAGTGGTGCATTTGAACTTGACTTCAATGACAAGTTTGTATTGAATTTGATTCGTGCAGGTTATAAGATACGTGATGATGATACAGATACTATCATTGTGGATCGCTGGTTCCAAACTGTATGTCGCAATGTAGCACTTGAACTGTATGAACAACAACAAGCTGACCCAGAAAATAGGGCACAGGCAACTGATATGAGAGTAGTCCGTGCTAAGGATATAGGTGACGGACGCACAGAAGTCAGCTAAAAAGGTTGACATTAAATGGTTAGTGTGTTATTATGATTTCTTTCAACAACTCATAGGAGTAATTTATGGCAAAAGTAGCAATCTCTGATATAAAAACTAATGACGAGATTCAAAGTGTGTTGATTTATACCAATCCTATTAAACAGATTAAACCGGAAGACCGAGCACCAAATGTTTTAGATAGAGCACCAGATGACCATGAGTCAAAGAAATTAACAGACATTGTTGAGGATTTTTGCGAAGAAGGTATTTTGGAAGAGATCGAAGAAACCCTAAGAGATAAAGGTATGTTTACACCATTCTCATATGAGGATTATGCCAAACCCGAGCAGTTGACAATTGCTAAACTTTGGAGTGCATTGGTTGTTCAACGACCTATCAGCAAAAAACATTTGCGAAAGATTCAAGAAAACTACAATCATTTGAAGGTCCAAACACCGATCGTACTAAAAATCAAGTACAGGGGACAATGGTTTTATTATATTGTTGATGGCCAACATACTGCGGCAACACAAGGTATTCGTGCCCGCATGGGTCTTATTAAAGATGTAAGTAAAGAAAATTGGGCAGAAGTTAAAATTCGTTGTATGGTTGTTGAGTGTGCTAACTTTACGTTTGCTAGAGAAATTTTCTTGGGAATTAACGGAGAAGATAAACTTGAACTTGCTTACTTTGACAAATGGAAAAACTATGTATTAGGCGCAAGGCAAGATAATGCTGATAATGAATTCTGGCAAGATTGTCTTGAGTTGCATGAAATCTTAGAAGAATATGGAATTCATCCAATTCATAAAGATGAACCTGAAAACATTAAAAGATTGCCGGGTGCATTTGTTGATGTTGCTTTGATTCAAGATATGAAGCCCGATGATGTTCGCTGGATCGCCAAGATTCATCAAATGTTGTGGGATGACAAACCAATGGATTCATTTGAAGTATTGCCAATTCTCTTGCTAAGAGAAAAAATCAAAAAAGATGCATCATTGGATAACAAAGAAGTTTGTTTCTTTATAAAAGAATTAGGTAGTTTGATTAGACATACAGCTGGAAGTCCCTCTGCTTGGAAAAAGTTTACACAAAAAACTTATCCACTTTGGTTTAAAGCTACTCATCCTGATGAAGCAGATAAAAAGGTTAGTATTCCCGATGATGCTTCACTTGCATTATTGTTACTTGCTTATCAAGAAGCCGGTGGACAATTCAAAGGATTGCGACTTACTTTCTTAAAAGAAAAATTTACTAAACGCGGTGAAACTTTATTTGACTATCTTAGCATTGAAGGCAAAGAAGTTAATGAGGAATTAAAATCCATGATTCGGGGTATTAAGGAAAATGAATAATGAGAACCCATCTTTACTTGGGTATATACGAGGGTAGAATTACCTCTTATAAGAATGGCATTGCGGGTAGCGAATCTGACCGCAATGCTTCCTATAGCAAGGGTGGGAATCTTCTTACTATTTATGGAATTTGTACTCATCTTCCCGGATTAAATCAAAAGATGTTAGATTTTGAATGGGAAGGTAAAGCACATTTTTTACCCTATAGGCGGAAGTTTGCCAAAGCAAAATCAGAATATCTGATGCACGATAAAGCTCCTGAAGGTCTACCTATCTTAACTCAAGCAGACATACTAGAATGGTACAAGAATGAATCACGGTATATCAGTGGTTTTTATTGGGTCAAGGAAAGTTTCTTTCCTATTCTTAGTAATAAAGTTAATTTAACTGAATTTATGGAAAAGGTATGGGAAGACCCTAAAAAGTATCTTGAGGGTTTTTAAACACTTGACTTTAACTAAATAGTAGACTATAATACACACATGACAAAAAAATATGCACTCATAGATACTGCCAATACTTTTTTTCGTGCCCGTCACATTGCATCACGTAATAGTGACACGTGGGAGAAAGTGGGCATGGCACTACATCTTACAATGGCTAGCACTAATCAAATTGTGCGTAAGTTTGGAATAGACCACGTAGTTTTTTGCTTGGAGGGGCGTAGCTGGCGTAAAGATTACTATGCTCCGTACAAGAAAAATCGTGTAGTAGATACAATGTCTCAGACAGAGGCTGAAGTCGAAGAAAACAAAATGTTTTGGGAAACATACGAAACTTTTACTACGTATCTTAAAGAACGTACTAATGTAAGTGTATTGCGTGATCCTAAAGCTGAGGCTGATGACTTGATTGCACGATTCATTCACTTGCATCCTGATGATGAACATTACATCATCAGCAGCGATACCGATTATGTTCAATTGATTACTGATAAGGTAAAACAGTACAATGGTGTAAGTAATGAATTAATTACACTTGAAGGTTACTTTAACGACAAAGGTAAACAAGTACTAGACAAAGAAAAGAAACCCAAACTACTTGAGGATCCACAATATTTATTGTTCAAAAAATGTATGCGGGGAGACGGTACTGACAATGTGTTTAGTGCATATCCAGGTGTGCGTGAAAAGGGTAGTCAAAAGAAAGCCGGACTGATTGAGGCCTACGCGGACCGTAACAAGCAGGGATTCGATTGGAACAATATGATGTTGCAGCGTTGGGTTGATCATGATAATGTGGAACATCGTGTGCGTGACGATTATGAACGTAATCGGGTACTCATAGACTTGACAGCACAGCCCGAAGATGTTAAACTATCAGTAGACAAAAACATTCGTGAGGGTGTACGTACAACTACTATTCCTCAAGTGGGCATACATTTGATGAAGTTTTGTGGTAAATATGAATTGAATAAAATCTCTGATAATGCAGAGACATATGCAAAATGGCTTAACAGCCCCTATATAGGAGTATTAAAATGAAATTAAAAATTTGTGGATTAGTATACGAAGTACTGTATAAGACACCGGAAGAAATGCAAGGTACGATTGGTTTAGCACGATTCAATGACCAAGAGATTTGGATTGGTAATCAATTTACTGAACAAACTAAAAAGATTGCATTGTGGCATGAAGTATTACATATACTAGACCATGCATACAATTTAAAGATGACAGAAGAACAGGTTAAGTTTCAAACACATGCATTAATTGCATTAGTAGAAGATAACCCAGAGGTATTTAGTAATGGCACAACACAGTAATTATTGGAGTTGCTCACCCTTCGCTGATTGGGTGCGTGGTACTCGCAAAATAGATGCGGGTACAAGTGAAGAATGGGATGAATGGCAAACTGCGGCCAAAGGCTACAACCCCGTGCGTTATTGGTTAGCAGAAGAAGGACTTGGATATCTCCAAGATTTTGTAACATATCCTATTCGTAAAATATACGATGTCAAATATTACATTAATAACAGGTACGTTACTTGTACTCATGCTCTCACCGCTCATCACCGTGATATTAAGCCTGGTACTTGGACTGATGTTGGGAATCGCTTCCTTCCATGCTTATTTAATGAGTTGGTTGATTTTGTCGAGATCGAACAAGCCTGGAGCCACATCGCATGGGGAAATAAAGAAGATAGAAAGAAGTATGATGCTCCTTTTTATGCTACTGGGTGGTGGCGTTGGCGTACTTGGCGTTGCAGTCAAGCAGGTCTCGATCATCTTGACTGGGCAATGACACTTACTCTTGACAAAGATATGGGTGTAGATCCAGATAACTCGGAGTATGGCAAGCCTACTGGTCAAGCATTACGTGCTAAAGAAATTAAAGAACTTTACACATGGTGGACTACTGTATATCCAAATCGTCCTGACCCGCATGATGCCAGTGGATGGAGTGCTTACTGCGAAATGTTGCGTAATAAACATGGTAACAGATGGATTGGTATTTCTGAGAAAGATCCTGCTAGTAGAAATGCAAGTACTAAGGCTATGAAACTGTTAGACAAGATTGAAAAAGCCTACGAAAAAGAAGATACTGAAATGATGATTCGTTTAATTAAAATTAGAGATAGTTTGTGGACATGATATGAAAAAGATTTACTACGAAAAAGTAGGACGTAAGTATGTACCTGTTGCAGAATACGATAGCGACTGGATGGACAGTTTCCATAAAGGTAATCATCTTGTGATGGTATATCCGGGTGGGCAGAGTCGTAGATTTAATATTGATCCTAACTACGCGGCTATGATTGCAGCTAGCCGAGTGGCCGAAGATGCTATAATTCAGGCTATGCATAAAGCTAGTGAACTGAAACCTGTGCGAACTCCCATAACAGAAGGTCAACGCAAGGCATGGAAGAAACTAGCAAAAGAGTTTGGAGATGAACTTTGTACATTAAGCGGCGCCAGTTCACATGACATTGCCGAAGCAGGTGTGAAAGCTATGATGGCAGAAGTTGATCAGTTGATGACTAACCCTGCTGTAAAGAAAGCCTACGAACATTTCTTATTGGTTGCTGAATTGACAAAGGATTGATTATGCGTAAATATATAACCAACAAATTCAATAGTGTATATCTTCCCTATGAAGAAGGTATGATTGAATGGCTAGTTGAGAATTATCCATACAGTAAATATGTTGTGGTGGAGGTTTTATGAATGAACAAACTGATAAATTGCTGGTCGAGGCCGGAGCATACTTTGGTGGCGATGATGTTGTTTATGACAACTTTGATCCTAAAAAGTTTGCCGCCCTAGTAGCAGCAGCCGAGCGTGAGGCGTGTGATAGGAAGGTAGAAGAATTTGCACGAAAGTGGTGGTCTATTCATTGCCATAGCAACAAACACGCGGAGACAACCCGTAAAGCACATGACGATTTTTGTTCGTTGCAAGCAGCAATCAGAAGAAGAGGAAAAACGGTATGAACGAACGAATTAAACTACTAAAAGAACAGGCTATGGAATGGGTGCCTAATATGGCTGACCCGGATACAAAGATTCGGCTGCTCAATGCTGAAAAGTTCGCCGAGTTGATTGTTCTCAAATGTGCTGAGATTGCTGATACTGCGGAACCGTTCCTTAGTTCGGACCTGATTAAACAACATTTCGGAGTTGAAGAATGAACCAACTAATTAAACAATTTGAACCCCAATGCTGGGAGATGACTGAATTTGGTCTTAGATTCAATCACGAAAAATATGCTGAGTTGATTGTAAAAGAATGTGCTGAGGTGTTTTGGTCAGAAGCCTGTAATGTAAGTGATTTAGCCTACGAAGAATACCATCGCAACAGCATGAAGATTAAACGACATTTTGGAGTTGAACTATGATTAATTTAAACTTGAAAATAGAAAATCCCTGGAATGACAGATGGCATATGATCTGGTCTAAAAATGGATCATTTACCAAACACAAAGCATGGGAATTTAATGGGTATCTTACAAATAGTATCGTTGAGGTATATTTTGATTTTAAATTAAACGGAGACCATGCTGGTGTTAAAGTTCTACTTAGTTTGTTTGGTTACACCAGTGAACTTAATATATACGATTGCCGTCATTGGGATTATGAAAAAAACACTTGGGCAACACCATGAGAAATCAAGCAGACTATTTCAAAGAGAATCGTCATGTAGCCAAATATGAATTTGGTCAACGAATCTTTGGATACTGGAATAGTATTCCATTCGTTGGTACGGTTGGTAACGATACTGTAATCAACGATACAATTGGACCACAATACAGTATTCATTTGGATTTACCAATACGCTTTGAGAATACTACATATAATGTTATAGTAGATAAACAAAGTAATTTTAAGAAGATTACAAAATTAATAGAAATGGAAGAAGATGTCAAAACCACTAATCGCAAAACCCGTCGTTAAAAATCAATTTTGGATTGTTACAGATGGTAAAGAAAAAGTAGGGAATGTTATTGCTGATGGATCTGGCTTTGAGGTAAAACTTAACGGCAATAAAACTCATTTTAAAAATACTAATGCAATTAAAAAGCAAACTAGTATACAATTTGAAACAATAAAAGTAGAAAAGAATAAAAAAGAAATACCGTTCAACGAATATCCCACAACAAAGAAGGTATATAATTCTATACTTGATATCAAGCGCAAGGTTCATTTATTCACAAAAACACAGAAAAGCAAATGTTTTCATGCCGCCGGCTGGTATGTACTGTTTCAAGGTGAAGAACCAAACGTCACATTTTGTCCTAAATACATCTTTATTCAGCGTTATGAATATTTAGGACCTTATAAAACTGAAGATGAGGCTAAAAAACTGATAAATATCTAATGATTCATATCAAAAGATTTATTGACAGGGTAGCTAATATTGAAAGTAGACAGGGCAAAGATGTGGTTATTCCATTAAGTGATGCCCGAGGATTACGTGACGAATTAGCTAAACTGTTAGTAGATTACTATGAAAGTACTGAAGGAAAGCAGAACACTTCCGAAGTTATTCAAGTTGAACTAGTAGGAGGTAAATTTTAATGAGTAGATTACAACCAAAAATATTATTGGAACTTGTAGATAAAGTAACATACAAGTCTGATCAAATTGTAGAAGCTAGTGGCATATGGGCTGTATTCTATGATCGCCAACCTATTAACTTAAAGTCACAACACTATCAAGATCCAGACGCTACTCCCAAGTACAAGAAAACAAGTTTCAGTAATCCGGGACACGCACGTAATCTTTGTCGCAAACTAAACACACAATTTAAAACAGATAAATTTACTGTAGTGTTTATGAATAATGGTACTACTGTGTACCCCGATGAGTGATAGAAAAAAACTAAAGTACACTATTACTAGAGCAGTTATGGATCAACTGCCTAGCAACAATATCTCAATTGAGTCAATCATAAGTGATTGGTGGTTTACCAAATCAGGTGACAGCCTACGCCTTACTCCGCAAGGTGATATAAAATTCAGAGAAGCAGAAATAGAATACTTTGATTTGCCAGTCAAAGTAAAGAAAACTAATTGGTATAAGTTTCTCACTGAATGTAATAAGAAAATTAAATGCCCATATTATTTTAGTGTAAATAAAAATGTAGAGTCAAAAGAACCTTTTGTTAGACTATACGATAGCAAGATAGCAATGATGCTAGCACTATACGGTGATATAGAAAGTTATTTAGAATCAGTAAGGATACGTCAATGACCGAAGAAAAGAAAAGCAAGAATCCATTCATAGCAATGGCACAAGAAGCTAAAAAGAAAAACTCAGCAAATCCAGGATTAGGCAAGGCTCCCAAGAGTCAAGGACCTAAAGCAAATACTAAGGGCTTCGGTGGGGCAAATGTTACACGTAGAGCAGGTCGCGGTGGTTAATACCACTCACCTTCATTACGCATACGTTTAATAAAAGACAGGTAATTACTACATACACCAAAACAACGTAGGTGTACTGTACTAAACATTGCTCTATCTGTTATTTCGGGTAAAAATATGACACTGGAATTATTTACAGGAACTGTTCCAGGGGTAATAATTTTCCCATTACTTGCTGTTACGGGGGTACTTTCTGTGGCAGTGGGGAACCAAAAGTAATTTGGATATAACTTGATTGGTTGAGTTACTATCCAAGTCTGCATTTCACTATTCATTGCATTAATATAAAAACGAGGACCTTGAAGATACTTTTCGGTCACTTCAGTTATGGGTTGAGTAACACCCAAATATAATTTTCCACTATCTCTCCAAACATTGACCATAGTACTAAATCCAGCATTCATGGATTTGGTTATTTGTTTGGGTGTGGCAGCATCCTCAAAATTGGTTCCGTTGTATATGCCCTGATAAGATATATATTGCATTTAGTATTTAGTCTTGTCAACGGAACCATGGGCTGCGGCGTTATATATGTATGCAAGACAAAAATCAACTTGATGACTACGATGATACGAAAAAGGATAAAATCGAACCGTTTCAGGAACAGTATTTGCCTACTAGTTATGATTGGAGATTATCCAATTGTGATGAAAAGCGTACATGTTGTTGTAAGAAGGTTGATAATGTCAAGCATAAATTTCATTAACACTAAAAGGAAACTTCAAATGAAAACAATCGCTACTCTTATCGCCGCTTTAGTAACTACTGCTGCTTTTGCAACTGAGCCTGCTAAGACTCCTGCTGCACCGGCTGCTCCCGCTGTAACCGCTTCTGCTCCTGCTGCTCCAGCTAAGGAAGAAATGAAGTTAGCCAAGAAGAAGGAGGACAAGAAAGCTGATGCCACCAAAAGTGCTAAGCCAGCTACACCTGCCAAAGACAAAAAAGCGCCAGCTAAAGTTGAGCCTGCAAAGCCAGCAACAGCCGCAACAAAATAATACAATAATAGAGGAAGATGATGACGATGGTGGTCCGGAAGAATTGGATTATCATCGTGCATATGGTCGTCCTAAGGTTTGCTATGTAGATGAAACGGTTATAGATTCAGATGATCAACCATTATCTGATTATGTAACTGTTAGGTTAGCCCTTTCCAGAGCAAAAGCCTTGACAAAATATAGAGAAACCTATACAATTGTATAAATACAGTTAAGAGTTCTGTACAAAAACTCTTTAACACACTTACACGGAGAATATATGTTAAATCAATTAGCCAGCTATTTTCATAGCCTATTCAATAATTTTAGCAAGCCACAGTCTTATGGCTCTGCATTAGAAGAATACATTGTTAGACATGCACCACAAAATGCATGTGATGTAGATCGTCTTACCCGTCAATTTGAAATACAACAATCTGGTAGAGGATGGTAATCATGCAAGTAATAAAGGCAATTTACAATTTTTTTGGCGCAATGAGACAGGCAAGGGCAGCCTCAACATTAGCACACAACGGAGATCATAAAGGCGCACGTAAACTTATTATGTCTGACTTTAAGGGCTGGATCTAAAAACTAAATAACATACAAACAAAGGATCCATTATGTTTACACCTGATTTTTATATAGAAATGTTCCAGACCTCAAAAAGGATGGCAACTAACCAAATTTTCAAAGACGAGAGATTAAATAAGGTTGCCAACGACTTTATAGATGCCCAAACAATCTTTGCAAAGATGATGGCAAAGAATACAATAGAGATGTTGTCTTATGCTGCTGATAGCATGAGCAAAACAATTTATCCTCATAGTGAGGATGAGACAGTCAAGGCAAAGACTGAGAAAAAATAAGCTAGTTCACACACACCGACATTAACACAAGGAGATTAATATGTCACATTTTGATACACCAAAATTACCCGAAGTAAAATTCAACAAGAACGGTTACGAGATTCGTACCGACATTCTAGACATGGCCAAAGGCTTAATTAGTGAAGATTATCACTCTAAATTCCGCGGCTGGGAAATGACAGTTGAGAAAGATCCAAAGACTGGACAAATCGTTACCAAAGTTGGTATGCCCGAATTCCCAGGTCTAGACAAAATTTTGGAAACTGCTGAAAAGATGTACAGTTTTGTAAACCAAAATACAACTAAGAAGTAATTCTTTCACACACCGTAATGCCCCTTAATTGGGGCGTTCCTACCTTGACAATAAATCCATACTATGATATAATAATGCATCTTGTATAACTATGGGTAACTCATGAAAAAACTTTTATTGACATTTTCTGTTGTAATCGCTGGATGCGGTGGGGGAGGAAGTGATACTAGTACGGTAACTAGTGCAATACCCACACTCACACCCACAATAGCATATACACCCGCAATTACTGCAACTACTAGCGTGTCCAATAATATAACACTTATACCCACTAGTGTAACTTCATTATTTTCTAATACACCAATTGATACACCATTATTTTCTGAAACTGCAATTGAGTTACCGGATTTAAGATCAATATATGATTCATTATGCGGAAACTCAGTAATACTGGCCCCAGTAAAATTAGTAGATTTAAATAAGGATGGCAAAAAAGATATACTACTTCAACTTTGGTGTCCGCGTGGAGATCAAGCCGGTAAACCATATAACGGACCCGTGCCTAATAAGTTAATAGTTCTTCTTCAACAAAAAGACGGTTCTTTTGTTAATGATACTAGAGCAGTGTTTGGTTCTGATAATATTGACATGGGAGGTATTGTAGAAAGGATAGTTGTTAATGATTTTAATAATGACGGTTATCCTGATTTGATATTTTCTATTTGCTTAGAGGATGGCAGATTACCAACATCAGATGGTGCATCAAATCACTATGCTCAAAATGTTTTTATGACTAGTAATAATAAAGGGGTATATAGTTTTATAAAGCAAGGACAAATTGCTTGGAATTGGGGACTACTCTCAGTTGATAACGAACGTGGTAATATAGATGTAGTAAGTCTACCATTAACCGGGGCTAATTGGGTTCAAGAAGTTTGGAGTTTTGTAACTAGCTGGACGCAAATTGCTATTTATAATTGGGTCAACGGAGCAGGAACTGTTTTCTTTAAACGTAAGAATGCCAATCAAGGTTCACAAATTGCAGTGACTAATTTGCAATGGCCAAATACAGGGTTATCTTTATATTATAAAGAAAATGGAGTTTGGACTTTGAAAGATTCAAACCCAACACAAATAAAAATGGTACAGTGGGAAAGTTGGAATGGTGGAACTGGCACTTATCCTGTAACAACAGTGGACGGTAAAGATTATATTCCATTTGATCAATCTGAACAAATGTGTGAATTAAAATTAAAAAAAGATGATACCGATTCAATTGCAGTAAGTCTTGCTTGGGGTAAAGAAATTGTCGGCGGGTATAAAGGTGGAATACTAAAAGAAAATACTAGTCCATTGCAATTTAAATCATGGCTTGTGGCATATAATGTATCTCAGGGCAAATTAACTAGAAATACTACATTTAAAATTAATAATGAAATACAAGACTCTACTATTATTAATTTACAGTGTGGGGATGTTAACGGAGACGGGTATGATGATATTGTATTGACAGCACCATTTGGACCACCAATAATTTATATTAATAACAAGATTGGAAACTTTAATCGCATAAATCCTGTTAATATTCCAAATATTCGCTATTATGCATGGGGAGAATCTTTCATTTATGATGACATTGACGGAGACGGTATTTTAGATATTATAAGATTTCCAGTATATGGATTAGATCCAAAATGGGGTAATGCTCCAATAAAATATAGAATTTATAGGGGAAATCGTGCTATTTTAGATAAGGACCTGCTAAAATAAAAATTGACATTAAATGGGTTTGGGTATATAATATAGGCTTAGATTGATTAAAGGAGAAGATTATGACTGAAGAAATAGAACCAATAGTGATGCCAGTGTGCCCATGCTGCAAGACCATAATGCGTCCGCGGTATTTTGTAGGATACTACGAATCATTTTCTATGTGGGTTTGTGAGTGTGAAGAAATTCCAGGTGCCGAAGAAGAACGTGGATCGTTTGCTTAAGGAGCAAAAAATGACTACTGTAGCAAAAATGACAGACGGCCGAGTGGTTGAAGTCGTTCGGGTTGCAGAAACCGTGGGATTTAGCCCGGAAAAGGGCTGGGTCATGGTCTGTATGGACTTTGAGAAAACCTATAGAAAACGTACCGAATTCAAGTGGGTTCCTGCTACTACCCCCTTTGAGTGGGTTAGGGAATACACTTTCGGTTGACATTAAATGGCTTTGGGTATATAATATAGACTTAGACAGTTAAATAACGGAGTTAATTATGAATCTCAATATCAATGATGCAATTTCTTGGACTAGTGCTGCCGGTGACCTGTCAGGCTATATCACTAATATCTGCTTGAATCTCAATGCTGCTAATCAAATTGTAGCTTGGATTGATGTATCTACATTCAATGACGCAGGTCGTGAATGTATTGTCCGACTTTGCGCTACTGAATCAAATCTCAAGGCAATGCGTGTTGCTAAACTTAACGCTGAAACTGTGTAAGGAGTAAATTATGTCAATCGTATACAATGTTCAAGTCTACCCTATCTATAGTGGGCACATTAATGACCACAAGGTACTGTCTGAGCGTGAGTTTACTACCTATCAGGATGCTATTGACTATGTGGAGTTCTTTAACTCAATAGGAGCTCAGGGCACTACAATCGCAGTCTATACTGGTGCCATTGATACGGTCTCTGGTGAAAATCTTTAAACTAAAGGAACTATAATGTCTCGCTATCAAAAACCTGCTCCACTCAATCTTAACGCCAATGACGTGTGGGCAGCCGCTTGCATGGCACAGCGCCTGAATTCAGGTTATATAAAGGTTAGTGAAGATGCCCCTGCAGGGCAAACAAACCGTAATCTAGTAACGCAATATCTTGCCGACACTACTAAGATCACCGACGAGGATCGTGAACAAGGTGTATTGGTTCGAAAATTCTATCAAGCATATACATTCAAAATCCTTAAAGGTATTAAGTTGTCTGAATTTGACAACACCGCAATGCTACTTGCTAATCGTGATACTATTGATACAAGTTTTGATATCGCAGTAATTACTAGTTTGCCTTCAGGCTACGTGCGTGGCATGAAACGTCAAACAGTAGACCAGCGTGTAGCATTCGCTAAGGGTGGACTGATCGGTAGTGCAGGTGACAAAGTGTCTCCTTCTATTGAGGTCCTCAAATCCGTATTCTCGCAAAATTGGAACACACATTACATCACTGGTATTACTAGTGATGATCAAGTGTTGTTCTTTGCGTACAAACAACAACTAGAAGTGGGTAAGCAGTTTGATATTTATGGAACTGTCAAAGCACACCGTGATAATACTACTCAACTTAACCGTGTAAAGGTAATCGTATGAAAACAAAATTGGTATCGGTAATATTGCTATTGACTTTAATCTCAGGATGTAGTACACTAGCAGGGACAGTAAAGGGAGTTGGCGAAGATGTTAAACTCGGAACCGACTCATTATCTAAAATCATCAAACCTAATCAATAATTATGAGAAACTTTATTCTAGGAACAATATTCGGTATTGTTGTTGCTACGGTAGGTTTTAGCGGAATTGCTAAACTACTTGACGGTGGTGTTAACAGAGTTAAATCAATTACGCAAGAACAGGTGAAAGAATGATAGCTTGGATAGCAGTCATTTTGATGATTATATATGGTCATGTTTGGCTTGCTCTCCTGTTAGCATTACTCATTATATTTTCTGATTAACTATGCACGAAAAATTATCATTGTTTCCGGGACTAGATGAGAAGGGTCGCAGATTAGGTGAAATTCGTATCCCTACACATACCATGGAAGCACTGGATAACTATTTTCTTAAAGGTTATTCGCCCGGCGGGTTTCTTATGAGCATACTTACTAACAATTTGTATGGTGCCGTAAGTAGTGCAGATTTAGCTAATCGTCATGCTATCTGGGAAATAGTTAGATGGTTGACTACTGACCCAATAGTACCTGAACATAGCTGGGGAACTCAACATTGGGTTCATTGGTGGTTAACTGATACTGAAAAAGTTAGAACCAAGTTTGTTGAAAAGATTGAAAAAGAATATATTTGGAAAACACTGAAAGGTTAATATGAGTGGCTGGAATACAATTCAACAAGTTCGTAAACTAGAAGAACGAGCAGATAACCTTGGGCTTAAGTTTGGCGCATATAGACATGACGATAGCTTTGGTGCCAATGTAGCATTGATTCCTAAGGATAGTAATGCATTGCCTATCTATAGCCGTGATGCGGTAATGTATGTTGGCACATTGGAAGGTGCTGATAGTTGGATGCGAGGTGTATTGTGGGCACGAGAATATGATCGTATGACCATTGATCGTAAGCTGGATGAAAAGCGTGAACGCAAAGAACAAGACGAACGCAACAAGCAAATGGTTAAAATCTTGAAAGAAGAAAAACTAAGTTTAGTGCAGACATAAATAATGTTATGCTCAAAAATGTAGTTATCGTGGGGTTATCATTACTTTCACTATTAATGTGGATGAAAGTTGATCCAGAATGTGTCAACAATTATGATGATCCAAATGCGGTAACTATAGAATATCAATGCTCTGACCTTTCTGATTATGAAAACGTACCGGCCGAGGTCGTAGAAGAATGCAGAGATAGGGCAAATCAATCAGTAAATCACAAAAATAACACTTGACATCCCACCTAATAAATAGTATTATAGTAGTATATATAGGAGTACTGTATCAATGTCAGCAAGTTGGATATTTAAATTAAACGAGAGTGATAGTCGCCTTCATAAAGAAGATGTACTACGCCAAGCCCTAGAAGCAAGTGTCCTAGGCAGCACAAATGCAATAACTTTTCTTAAATGTATTAAAATTTGTTATAATCCCTACATTACGTTTGGGGTTCGTCAAGCCCCCGAATCGGATGGATTAGAAAATCGCCCCAATCATTGGGGTGAGTTTGAAAATTTATTACTAAAACTTAGTAAGCGTGAATTAACTGGTAATGCAGCAATAGATGCTATAAAGAAGTTAGCATGGAACTTTGATAGTGTTGAATGGAATAATTTTGTTGTACCTGTATTACACAGAGACCTTCGTGCAGGCATAAGCGATAAAACAATCAACAAAGTTTGTAAAGGTACTGAATATGAAATACCAATGTTTGGTTGTCAATTAGCAACTACAAGTGAAGGTCGTCCTGAGATGCAGGGTATTAAACGACTTGAACCCAAATTAGACGGGGTACGTGTATTGATGGTTGTAACACCAAATAATATTGGCACTGCTGTGGTTTCAAGTTTAAGCCGCAATGGTAAAGAGTTTGAAAACTTTTCATTGATTGAGAAACAAATTTCTGATAACTTTAAGAATTTGGTTAATACTAATAAGCGTACATTGAAAGATGGATTTGTGTTAGACGGGGAAATCATTGGCGCATCATTCCAAGAATTAATGCGGCAGGCACGTAGAAAAAAAGATGCTAACGCCGAAGATAGTGTTTTTAATATTTTTGATATTATTCCTATTAATGAATTCTATAATGGAACATATGAAGAACCATTAAGCAAACGTCTTAAGATATTAGAGAAGATGCGCCCAGTAGTTGATACTATGCCCAATGTTGAGTTTCTAACTAGTATTAAAGTTAACTTAGATACTGCTGCTGGCAAGGATCAATTAGATAGATATGCCAAAGACATAGTAGCACAAGGCTTTGAAGGCATTATGATTAAGGACCTTGATGCATATTACATATGTAAACGTAGTACATCTTGGATGAAATGGAAACCTACACTTACTGTAGATTTGGAGGTAGTTGATGTTCAAGAAGGCACTGGAAAAAATAAAGGACGACTTGGAGCTCTTATTTGCGCCGGTCACGATGAAGGGGTCGATATTTCAGTCAATGTTGGTAGTGGGTTTACTGATGCTGATAGACATGATTATTGGGATAACTGCGATAGCGTCATTGGTCGTACTGCTGAAGTCTTATGTGATTCAGTAACAAAAAATAAAGATGGTACCTATAGTTTAAGATTTCCCCGATTTGTTCGTTTTCGTGATGACAAAAGTGCTATAATGATTCAAGAAATTGAAGAGGTCACTGATATTGAGGAGACCCCAAATGAATGATCTTCTTCAAGAATTTATGGTTGAAGCTGGGTTTGCTAGAAGATTTATTCATCCAGCAAATCCAGACGGTAAACATATTTCAGTTGACCCTGACACTAAAAAGAAGGCACAAAAATTTTCTGAATTAATCATCAACGAATGTAAAAAATTTGTAGATGAAAAATCTAGCGAAAAATTAACAAAACATTTTGGAGTAAAATAATGGCATTACTGGCAGTAGGTGACAAGGTAGAAAAGGTCAGTGGATACAAATGGCCTGGCATTGTTGTATCAGTATTTGACACACTAGCAGGTGAACGCAGAGTTGTTGTAGAATGTACTACTCCTGAAGTAGCAGGTGCATTACACATCTATAACGAAAATCAATTAAGAATTTCTTTGGAGTAAATCATGGTATCAGTAGTTAAAAGTGAATGGCATCAAGTAGAAAAACGTTATGGCATTGTTATTGATGCCGACCTATTAAGTGAAATTTATCCTGAATTAGATGAAGATGAAATTGAAGCAAAACTTGCTCATCTAGAATCAGGCGAGGAAGATGTTGAAGATGTACTTAACGAAGCATGGAATAATGACGTAGATATTGAGTGGGACCATCTCAACGAAGATGATTGGTGGACTGACCGTAAAGGTGGGTATGAAGTTACCTACAATGTAGAAGAATGGGAAGTGCGTGAAGATTATGTATCACCCATTACCCACAAATGTACACATTGCAAGTGGACTGGCTCACAGTATGATGCTGCATGGTCTTGGCAAGATAGTGACGGTAATGAGATAGATGATCCAATCAAGATTTGCCCCATGTGTGATAGTGCTACTGAATTAACAGAAATAGGTGTTGAAGAAGCTGCCAAGGACGCTGCCAACAAAGCTAAGTGGGCTAAGATAGAGGATGAGGAAGAAGATGAACTTAGTGAAAACGAAGGTACTCCTCCCAGTGATGAAGAAATGAAAGAACAATTAGAAGCACTTGTTAATGAAAAAGTTGCTAGATGGCCCTTTGAAGATGAATTAGATAAAGAAATGGAAGAAGAATTAAAAGGTATTGAAAATGCATTAGATGCATTAGATGCTGAAATGCCCGGAGATATGCTTCCTAAATATCCTGCAGGTGAATATACAATTCGTATATGGGGTCGTACCCGTGAAATTGGTGTAGGTAAGATTAATAAACAACAATACGAATACTGGAGTCACGAGGATCATAATAGTGACCTTTCTGATGCAATGAACGAGTCATATGATTATGACGAGAACGATACACCCAAGAAGGCACAATTTGATAGTGCTTATTACGAGTACCAAGATGTTCATTCATTCTGGGGTTTTGATGAAGATGATACTCATATGACTATCACTAATGAAAGCGGTGAAGAAATTTATGACGGCACCTTAGATGGATTCATTAGTGAAGCACACGGAGATAATGATAGTCGCTGGGATGCCACCGAAGAAACTGAAGAACTATATCCAGAATACTTGGGTAAAGGTTACTTTGTAATGTGGACTCAAGGCGGTAAGGGTAGTTGTATTCAAACCACAGTTGATACTGAAGGTGAAGAATTTGATCCACGCAAACTAAAGTATACAACCTGGGATGTTCAAGGTAGTTCAATTGTAAATCGTTTAAGCTACGATGGTAGTGAACTTGATGATGAAGGAATGGATAGTGAACATGATAACTGGCGCGGTCAGTGGTCACAATTTGATGTTTATCATAACAAGAAATAATCAATGAGGGATAAAGTAAAATTAATTGAAGAAGCACTCATTTCTTTAATCAAAGAACCGTTAATAGAAAAAGTGCTTCCAAATTATGATCCCGGTAAATATACAATTTGTATTTTAGGACATTCACGGACCATCTCAAAAAGAAAAATTAGTAAATCTCAATATATATTTTGGTTAGCAGAAGAAAATAAATATAATCTTTCTTTAGCAATTAATAATAACTTTGATTATGATAAAAATAATACCCCCAGTTGGGGAAGATTTGATGGTGGATATGAGAAATTATTTGCAGAAGATAAAAATAAACTTTGGGGATTTAATCAAAATAAAAATAAAATGTCTATTACAAATGCCATGGGCGTTGAAATTTACAATGGCACTTTAAAAGATTTTGTAGCAAAGGCACATGGAACTAAAGATAGTGTTTGGACTGCGGGTGAGATATATCAAGAAATTGCTCCTGAGTATTTTGGTAAAGGATATTGGATATTGCATGTACAGGAAAAAAATGGATTTTGTTTTCAAGCTACTATTGATACTGTAGATAAAAAGTTTGATCCTAGAAAATTAACATATAATTTTTTAGATATGAACGGCTTACCCCTAGTAAACATTTTATATTATGACGGAATTAAATTAGACAGAGATAAGATAGAAAATCTATATGAACAAGATAGTGTAAATCTTGGACTACACTGTAGTGTTCATTATAATGAAGCAAACGAAACATAAAAGGATTAATAATGAGCAAGTATAAAACTGTATATACAGAAGTTGAGGTTGAAGTTGATTTGAGTGACTTTGAAACTGAGGATCTGATTGAAGAATTAGAAAGTCGCGGTGAACTTCCCTCAAGCACTGGGCCTGGACCATATGATAGTAACGAAATAGTAGAACAAATTTGGATGCGTAGACGTAACGGGCAAGACTATCAACAACAGTTAGACAATTTGATTTATCAAGTTACCGGTCATATAGTATGACCCATCCTTTGGTAGGTAGATCATATACCTTTGAAGATGGTAATCGTATGGAGATAATTCAAGTAAGAGAACAGGATGAACTCCGTGGTGGCGCAAGTGTTACTTACTTGGCTTATCAAGGTCCTGGCATTCCACAAAAATTAATATTAAATTTAGAACAATTTATTGATATATATGGTCAACTATTTGAATGAATACTTTATATCATACTTGGGGTACTGCCGGAAATCATATTAGGTGGTTAATGTATTTTGATAAATCATTTGACCCAATGAGGTCACTTGATATTAAATTAAAATTCATACAGTTAAAAGTTTATCCCAAAGAAAGAACTTGGCACAATTGGTTAACCTTTGAATGGGAATTTAGGCGGCAATATCAAACCATGTTAAAAATAGAACATGACTTGACAATTGATAACCCAAGTGATAAATCAATTTATCTTAGATATAATGATTATACCAAACCAATGAATCATTATAGATGTTTAAATCCAGGATTGAACGGATTTGATGTAGAAAAATTTAAATCATTATATTCTACGCACGAGGATTTATTAAATGGTTTACAGTTAAATGAAAATAAAAAAATTATAATAGCAGATATTTTTTGGAATGATGTATTAGACAAAGATACATATACCGAACTTATAGAATTTTGGAATTTAGAAAATCATTATGAGTATGCTTCACGAATACATTTATTATGGTGTACTGCAAGAAAAAGAGCATATGAGGATTTTTGTAGATCATTTAATAATGACGAATTTATAAATTTTGTTAAACAGATAGAAACTCAAGTGTTTGTAGATTTTGAACAATCATAAATAAACAATATGCTAAAAAGAATATTCAGTTTTTCAAATTTCACCTTATTAGTAGCATTGATCCTTAGTACTATCGCCGCATGGTATAGTATCATAGGTTTAACTACTATTTTTGCCGGAGCAGTAGTTCCGGTAATCATCATGGGTTCAGCACTTGAACTCGCTAAGATTACCACAACTGTTTGGTTGCGTAAGTATTGGCATCGTGCCGGCTTATTAATTAAACTATACTTAGTGCCTGCTGTAATGGCAATAGCATTGATTACAAGTATGGGTATCTTTGGCTTTTTGAGTAAAGCACACATGGATCAAGGTGTTACATCAGGTGATGTACAAGCTAAAATAGCAATATATGATGAAAAAATTAAAACCGAAAAAGAGAACATTGAAGCAAACCGTAAGGCGCTTAAACAGATGGATGAGGGAGTGGACCAAGTACTGGGCCGCTCAACAACAGAAACGGGTGCCGAAAAAGCTGTGGCTATGCGAAAGTCCCAGCAGAAAGAACGTACTCGCCTTCAAAATGAAATACTACAGTCGCAGAAGTCTATTGCGGGACTTAACAATGAACGTGCGCCTATTGCCGCCGAGGTACGAAAAGTGGAGGCAGAGGTTGGACCGATAAAATATATCGCAGCATTACTATATGGTGATAACCCTGATGCTAATATATTAGAACGTGCTGTGCGTTGGGTTATTATTTTACTTGTTATTGTTTTTGACCCACTGGCATTGATGTTAGTGTTGGCTGCTAATCAGAGTAAAGACTGGGATGACGAAGATGAACCTGCATATGAAGCTGATGATGGCCCTATTGATACAGAAATATTAGAACAATTACGTGAACGAGCAAAAGAAGAATATGTTAAATGGCCCGGAGGGGTTGGCATTCCCGAACCAGTAGTAGAAAAAGAATTTGACCTTAAGGATCACCCATACTTGTTTACTCCTGCAGGTAGTGGTACCCCTCCTGGAATAACTCCAGTCGGTCCTCAAGTATACAAGCCAGAGCCAAGTGATGATACATTAGATCCTTGTTACAAGTGCGGTACACCATTAATGAATGCCCCAGGAATTGGACCCTTCTGTCCAAACAAAAACTGTGATGTATCAGACAATACACTGGGTGTAGAACCAATAGAAATTACTTATATACCACCTGCCCCAATCATTGAGGATGCTCCTAATTTTGAAGCAATTAAAGTTGACGGAGAATGGGTACAGACTGGCCCAGTCTTTGATTCAAAACTCAAAAATGAAGAAATGGATAGTAGTACCAAAGCATACGAAGAATTAGATGGCGGGTATGTTACATATGATGGCAAACATATGCACAAAGATGTATTATTAAGTATGCGCCCGAATATTCTGAAACTAGTTGCTGATTCTACAAAAGCAAGCGATACTGGATTTGGAACATCTTTTCCGGCCCTTGCTAAAAAGGGTGATACTTTTGTACGAGTTGACTTATTACCAAATAAGGTTTACAAATTTGACGGTGCAAGATGGATACAAGTAAATAAAGACCAAACAACCAGCTACCTTCACGACCAGGAATATATTAAATATTTGGTCGAAAAGATAGACAAGGGTGAGTATGATATTGAATTGTTGTCAGATACTGAAAGGCAACAAATTGAAGAATACTTGACCAAAAACAATTGATTCTTAATCCAAACTAGTATATAATACTACTATCATTAACTAACTGGAGTAATCCAATGAAACTTAAACTTGCTACTATTGCAATTGCTATTGTACTTGCCGGCTGCGCTTCAACTAAAACGGAAGGTGAAGGTCCTGTAAAAACACAGAAACTTTCTACATCATTTGCAAGTGAGAGAATTAAAATTGAAACAAGTTGCACTTGGCGTATGTTTAGACCAAACGATTGTGAAGTTGTTGCTATTGAATCTACCGCTACTGCCACTTCATTTGGTAACACCGCAAACAATCGTAAGACTGCGTTGACTGTTGCTGAAATGAGAGCCAATTCACATGTAGCAGAATTTATCTCTAAGGACATCTCTACTACACGGGTGACAAATACTATTGCTAAGAATCTTGAAAAAGCAAGTGACAAAGTTAAATCAGGCAATAGTGATGGTTCTGCGGTAGAAATGACAGACAAAGAAGCTGCTACTGTCAGTCTGCGTGAGAACAATAATCAAACAGTACATACTCTTACCGAAACTATTCGTACAAATTCACAAGCTATCCTTAAAGGATTTGTGAAAATCAACGAAGAAGTAGTTGGTAATCAGGAAGTTTCAGTTACTATTCGTTGGGATAAAGATAACGAACGAGCCGCTGAAATGCTACGTAAAAAATTCACTACTACGCAAAACTAAAACATGTTACGGCTACTATGTTTGGTAGCATGTTTCTTGTTTGTAGGTAATGTTGTTGCCGCTGAAAAATACATTCGTGTATTTGGCGAAGGCAATACTATTGAACAAGCAAAAGAAAATGCTTTTCGTACCGCTGTTCAACAACGTGCAGGTGCAATTGTTCTAAGTGAGCGTCAAGCTAACTCAGGTAAATTGGAGAAAGATAACATATCATTGTTTAGTGCGGGATATGTTGACGATTTCAAAATCATTGATGTAAACCAAAGCGGTTCTACAATCAAGATTACATTAGATGTATTGGTTGCTGATAGTAAAATACTTAATCAAGTTCTTAGCACAGGAAAAACTAATCAAAACATCAATGGAGAACGTGCAGGAACTGCATTGAATACTTTTTTAGATCAGAAACAAAAAGGTGATAGAGTATTAGATGCCGTGTTAAAAACATATCCAAAAAATGCCTTTAAGGTTGAACAAAAATCATATAGTTTATATGTAGATAGCTATCGCAATACTATTTTAGAAATCCCATATTCATTAAAATGGAACTATGATTTTATAGTTTCAATGAATGAAGCTATGTCATTAGTCGAAGATAAGGTAAATATCATTGGCTTTTTAAATCAAGCACCAAGTAATGTCATTATCATGGCTAAAAATCCTAAAGATTTTTTGATTGGTAGTAAAAATTATTACAAATTTAATGATAGGATTTTACTTGATAATATAAAAGATTCATTATTGGGTGAGAATGAATTGAGAATGATGGTATTAATTTTAGGATCATCCGGTGATATGTTATATCGTACTTGTTTTACCCCAATAACATTAGTCGGGCGATCTCCTGCATTTTATGGAATAGGTGATCCCAAAGTTCTAACAATTTATGGCAATCAAGTTGAAACATCTTCATTAAATGTGGTAATTGCACCAGAAAACAATTTTGTTATACAATATGCAAGTAGAATAGAAGTTTCAATAGTGGCAGCAAGGGAATGCCGCTGGTAAAAATATCAAGTGGATAAAAAAAGATAAATTAATATATGACCTTAGAAAACAAACTAATCTATTGTTCTTTTTGTAATACACACAAAGACAAAGTTAAAAAATTGATAGTTGGCGACGATGTTGCTATCTGTAGTGATTGCATTGAATTATGTACTAATTTAATTGAAGATGAAAATTCAGTAACCGAACCCCAAACAAAAGAGGAAGAGGTTCAATATGATCCAGCTAGCATCAAAGAATACTTAGATGTTCATGTTGTTGGGCAAGATAGTGCAAAGACTGTGCTAAGTGTAGCTATTGCTAATCACTATAAACGCATTACGTACCCACCAAAAGATTTGGATATTCAAAAAGGCAATGTGTTAATTGTAGGTCCAACTGGGTCTGGTAAAACATTGCTTGCTAAAACTGTAGCAAAATATCTCAAGGTGCCCTTTGTTGTAGCTGATGCTACAAGTTTGACAGAAGCTGGTTATGTAGGTGATGATGTTGAATCAATGATTAGTATGTTGGTTAACGCAGCAGGCGGCAATCCTAGACTAGCAGAACGTGGTATTGTGTTTGTCGATGAAATTGATAAGATTGCCCGTCGTAGCGAATCAACAAGTATTACCCGTGATGTGTCAGGTGAAGGTGTTCAACAAGCATTACTTAAATTGGTTGAGGGTACGGTTTGTCGTATTCCTTCTGGTGGGGGTCGTAAACATCCCGGTGGTGATATGATGGAAGTTGATACAAAAAATATATTATTCATATCAGGTGGAGCCTTTGTTGGATTAAAAGATTTGATTGGCAATCGTAAGAACGGAACAACAATTGGTTTTGGTGCTGATATCAAAGATAGCAAAAAAGAAGGCGACTTGAGTGAGGTTACCCCCGACGATCTAACTAAATATGGAATGATTCCCGAATTTATTGGGCGTTTCACTACAACCGTTAGTATCAAAGAACTGAACAAAGAAGAATTGCTAAGGGTGTTGACTGGTGTCAAAAACAATTACATTGATCAATATAAATATCTATTGAGTATCGACAATATCAAGTTGGAATTCACTGAAGGTGCATTAGAACAAATTGTTGAAAATTGCTTGACATTAAAAACCGGGGCACGTGGACTACACACTGAAATTGAGCGTTGCTTAATGCCTCATATGTTTAACACCAAAAAGTACAGAGAAAATAACGTAATTGAGATAAATATAACAAGGGAGCAAGTTTTAAAACCAAAATCACTAATATGAGTATAAAAGGAAGACGAGTTATTGTAACGGATGGAAATGTTGATAAAGCATTGCGTAAGTTTAAAAAGAAGATAACAGACCAAAATTTGTTACAGGAATTGCGTGAGCGTGAACAATATGTTAAACCTTCAGTACAGCGTAAAGTAGATAAAGGTTTAGCCAAACGTAGATGGCAAAAATACTTGCGTGACCAAAGTCTTCCTAAAAAACTATTTTAAAATGTCATATCCCTATAAATATTACCGATATTTAAATTTACCAAGTATACCCAAAGATATATTTATAAATTATAATTTTGACGAATATGAAAAAAAAGTGCAAGGATTAATTAATCCTGGTTATGTTTGGACAGATTCTTTTAACAATGATATTGATAAATGGTGTAAAGAAAATGTATGTGCAGATATGTATTTTGCATTTCAAATAATAAAAACGGATATAAGTGTACACATTGATAACCAAACAAAAATAAAATTTTTATATATTTTAGAAACCGGTGGTGATAATGTTATTACTGAATGGTACAGTGAAGATAAAGAAACAGTAATTGATTCAGTGATTATAGAACCAAACAAATGGTGCATGATTAGAGTAGATTCTCCCCATTCAGTTAAGAATGTAGAAAACGGAAAAACAAGATTTTCTATCACTGGTAGGATCTTTTAATTTAACCTAAATAGTAGAATTTTTTACACATTTCTGATAGAATAAATACTTATTGTAGATGCTGATGGTCAGGTCTACATATAGTCATCTTGCTTAATAGGAGAAAAATATGACAAAAACTTTACACCTTCGTTCCCTTGACATTCCGTCAATTCACAAATTTGCAGTAGGTTTTGATAATATGTTTGATGAAATCTTACGTGTTAATGCTCAACAATCTAATTCAAACTATCCCCCGTATAATGTCGTTCAAATCAATGAGGACGAGTTTATGATTAGTATTGCAGTGGCTGGCTTTGGTCTTGATAACCTTTCAGTAACAAAAGATAAAAACTTTTTGATTATTGAAGGCAAGAACACAATCAAGGAAGAAGATTTACCTGACATTAACTATCTACACAAAGGTATCAGCGCAAGAGATTTCCGTCGTGAATTCAAACTTGCTGACTTTGTTGAGATTGAAAATGCTCATCTTGAATTGGGAATTCTTAATGTTCACCTAAAACGTGAAATACCTGAAGAACAAAAGCCCAAGTCTATTGCTATTACCTATACTAAATAGTATAATAGCATCATGTGTGTAGTCATAGTGGCTACACACTTTTATAACTAACAATATAAACTACTATGTCTAAAACAGAAACAAAAATTAAGATCAAGCCTAACCTTGCATTATCCGAGCCTCCGTTGTTCAAAATCATTTATATCAATGATAATGTAACAAGTATGGAATTTGTCGTAGGTAGTTTAATTGATTACTTTAATTATAACCAAGACACTGCACAAACGATTACACATAATATCCACGAAGAGGGTAGTGCAATTGTTGCTGTTTTACCTTATGAGATTGCAGAACAAAAAGGTATTGAGGTTACACTTGACGCACGTAGTCAAGGATTCCCATTACAAGTTAAAGTAGAAGCAGAAGCCTAAAGAGTAACTTCTATTCGTTTAGCCCAATAAGGGTTTCTTTTGAAACTGCTATTATTAATGTAGTTGATATCATTTATATTGGTATCGACTACTTTTTTATATGTGCCATACAACCAATGCGATACTTTACTTTCTGTATCTGCTAGTAGTGAAATACTTAAATTAAGTTGAGTATCTAATGTGTCTGGATGTTCTCCAAAATACAAGTCTATACTGGGAACTGAGTTAGAGACTACTACAATTTTTTTAACATCTAAATGTTTTTGTAGTCGTTCAATTGTATTTTTGAGATATAGTATATCCTCATTGCGATGAACTTCTATTATACTAGCGGTTGCATCTTCATATACAGTATTACCATACCAGCCATTAGCGCCAATAACTGCTATACCATCGATGACAACCACGTGGTGGTGCATCAATGCTAGATTACGAATATTGCGACATACTTTATGGATTTCTTCAGTTCTTTTTGCAACATCACCTGTATTGTGATATTCTAGTGAACCTAGAGTATAGAATATACCCTGATAGAATTTAGACAAATGCGATAAAGTTTGCTTAATCGTGCGTAAATCTTCACTAATATTTCCTGCTATTATACAGTATAAACTAGTTGCTTTTCCTTCCCAATTGAAACTATCATCGGGAGATAGATTTAGGTCACTAATTAAGTCAAACCCTATCGTGGTCATTTATTTTGCAATGCTAATTTTAGGCTTTTTTGCAGCAGCAGGTGCTTTCGCTTTTGCTGGCGCTTTTTCTGCTTTTGGCTTAGCAGGTGCTTTAGCAGCGGCAGGCTTTGCGGCCTTTGGCTTAGCTGGTGCTTTAGGCTTTGCTACTGCTTTTGGCTTAGGTGTAGTTTCTTCAACAACATAAGAACCTCCCATATCATGTGCTATTTTAGTCTCGGGAACTACTGGAATAGGTGTTATTGTTACTGGTTCTGGAACCTTATAAGGTGCACCGCCAGGTGCAACAACTGACCCACCCGGACGACTCTCGCTATATGGTCCTATACCAAACAGATTTTTTAGAAATTTGATCATAATTTTCTCCTTCACATGTATTTACTATCGGGTAACAATTTTATATTTTTTTCTTCAGATAAATACTAAACTATGCGTGAACTTATTAATATTATTGAACAACTGAATGAAAGCACTGGACTAGCTGGACGTAAACCCGGTGACGTTTTTAAAAACGAAAATGGTGGGGAGGCAATATTTAATGATATTAAATTCTTCCCCGAAGGTGGAGGAAAATACTCGCCCGAAGAACTGGATCAGGCACTAGGTGAAATTGAACAACAAGTTCCAGGAATTGTTTGGCAAAACAGTCGTTCTGGACGTACAGGTGGATTTGCAATAATCTCATTCGGTAACTTTGTTATTGGACAATATCTACAAGAAGTTAAACCCTCTATTACTGATAACAAAGTATCAAATACATTTACAGTAGATGGTGCAACTTATAAGTTCGGTGGCAAGGCTGCTGCCAAAGCTGATGCAGGATTAAGCCCACAAGATTTGTTAACGGATAAAATTGATTTAACTATTCCAAAGATAATGAATCAACTTGCTAGCAGTTTGGGAACTGATAACCCATTATACGCTTTAGCACATAATATCGCAATGGGACAACCATTGCCCATAACATTTGATGCTCCAGAAGGAGTTAGCTTTACTGCGTTCCGTGATTACTTCTGTGAAATATTACAACCAATAGCATTGCAAAAAGGTCAATACACCGGTAACGCAGGTGAGGCTGCAAATAAGTTTTTGGGTGGATCATTCCAAAAAACATTAATCAGTTTTGATGATAGCAAAACCGCAGGACTAAGCGATAGTGTTATGTCTACTAGAGATGGTCGTAGCGTACTGGTAAGTACTAAAGGTGGCAAAGGTGCTACCGCTAGCGCATCAAACTTAATTGACCAAATTGATAAGATTGCAGAAACGCCAGATGGTGGAAAATTCTTAAACAAACACAAACAAATAGTTGACTTACTACGTGAGATACAAGATGCAGGGCAAGCAGGTGCTCCATTAATGTTGGGTGTAAGATATGGTATCATCAGTCCTGATGATGCTGAAATGATTAGAGCATTTAAAAAGTTAAGTCCAGTTAGCTTAGACAATCTTGGTCAACTTGGTCTTAGTGAGAACTTAACAAAATTGGCACAATCACGTAACACAGATGATCCAGATAATGTAAACTTATATTATCACTTGATGGCAGCAGTGGCACATAAAGCTGCTGAGAAAGTTAATGACAAAACTAAATTCAGTTCTGCTGCTGCTGATATATTAAACAACGGTGCATTAGTGCAAATGTATACCAAAGCAAATGAGGGCAAAGGTAAATGGACTTTGCAAGAATTCAATACAGTTTATCCAGGTAAAAGCATCAAGGGTGTTTATCTCTCAGCAGGTAAAACATATTACTCTACTGGTATAAAGGGTAACTATACATTCAAAATTGATAAAGGTTCAGGTAAACCCAAAGATGATGAAGAAACAACTACCACACCTGCTGCAAGAGCAAAACGTGAAAAGAATGCAGGCAAAGATGAGTTAGCAACATCAGCAAGAGATATCATTAATCCTGTTAATAAGCCAAGAGAAACTGGCACTAGGACTAAACGTAAATAAGTAGGAGGTTATCGTGGCAGCTTGTAAATTTGACTGGTCATCAATAAATCGCTACGAATTAAACGATTACATTTGGTCGATGCATCCTAAAGTAATTAACAAAGAAATGACTATTGCAAATTTCCATAGACTAGTAGGAAATCATATAAAGAAACATATCCCTATTAAATTAAAAAAATGGAGAGATAGTGATGTTGAAAACAATTGCACTTGGGTCGGTGGTGCTTACTACAGTGATTTAGATAAACAAAAACAAAAATCAATTGAATTAGTACTTGTTTATAAGAGTAGAGAAAATTCAATTAAGATAACTCCACTTAATTTTCAAAGGTCATGTCGTACTATTACTCATACAATAATGCATGAAATAATTCATATGCGACAATATCGCCGTAGAAAATTTAAAGAGTTACCCGATTATAATAGCACCGCTAAAAAAACAGAGCAACGAGAAGAACAATCTTATCTTGGATGTAGTGATGAGATTGATGCGTATGGATTCAATATAGCCTGTGAATTGTTATGGAAATTCAATAATGACACGGATAAAGTAATTTCATACCTCAATGAGGACCAAAGAGGTAAACGCAGAAAACATAACAGTTGGAGATTGTATTTAAAAGCATTCAATCACGACCACGAGCATCCAATCATAAAACGGGTAAAACAAAAGGTTGTACGATACTTACCAAATGCAATGTATGGTAAACCCTATCGCAATAAAGATTGGATAAATCATTAACCATAATAGTTGCAACTAGCTAAATTTTCTGTTATACTTACAATTTTAAGGAAGTATATGAGTTTAGTACCAATGGTTTTAGAACAAACAAGCAAAGGTGAGCGTAGTTATGATATCTACAGCCGCATGTTGCGTGACCGTGTAAT